GTAGTCGTTTTTTTTTTTTTTAAATCTCAAATAAATCTAATGATTATACGTTAGAGAAATTGGCTTAGCCCTACCACACTAGTGGTCTTCAAGGTGCATAGTCGAAACATTGCAATCTACACCTATCTCAAAGGGATCCTAGATTTCTCCTCCTCTGACAAAAAAGATTTTGAATAATTTGCCAGACAGCACGGGTATGTCTGTCCGTACTGGCCATACTATAACTAATAAAATTCCTTAAGCTACTCGCTCTTGAAATAAAATTAATCTAACTTAAAATTAAAGTAAACTTGATTTCCAGACTAAATAGCCAAAGGAAACGTACAAGCTCTAGTTGAATAAGACCGCAGCATCCCTGAGTTTCCGACGGGTGCGTAGGGAGCCTACATTCAACATACTGATACATCCCGCTGTGATGATAATTTACCAACTCCAGCACTACATCTGTTGTCTCATTTACTTTTTGGGGGGTTGTACAGGCTTACCTTTTTCTCCTGTCGTCAATCGCTTAACAGCTGCCTCACATAAAGGCACACTATCACCAACATTTTCAATTGGTTCAATGCTAAGCCATTTGACGCCCAGGTTTCCAGGAACTAATTGTGGAGTTCCCATAAGCCAACCAAAGGTTAAATCATCATTCCCTGCTCTCAAAAGAATAGCTGGAGTGGTATTGTCACCTTTGATATTTAATTTCATAATTCCATCCTTGGAACTTGAAATGGGGAGTTTCCTATATCTACTATAATAAGGTATAGAAACCTCATGCATTGGGTTAATTTGGGGGAAAGTAATATGGGAGGGTGTTAACTTACCTGTATTATTTTCATTTTCTAATAACCTACTTCTAACTTGAGTACCATCTGATATGACTTTATAACGAAAACCACCTCGGAAAAATCGGTACATATACGATAAATAACTCAAATAATCTGGATTATTTTTGTTATCTTCTTCTTGCGCATCTATAGTAATATCTAAAGTCTTGACTTCCTTATAGTCTCTGAAAACTCTAAGTAAAGGTCTTAAATTAACTAGTCGCTCGCCTGACGCATTTTTACATGCATTCATATTTTCTGCCTCAACCGAAGTTGTATTAAAAAATGTGATTACATTGCCTTCAGCCTTATTGCCTATATTAATTTGCATAGAACCATCCACTACAAGTCCAGAGAAAGGAGAATCTCCGACTTCTCTAATACTGCGTTTAGCTCCGCACTGCATCGTATATTTTGTACCGTTAAATTCTACTGGTAAATTTCGCAAAATATCATGATCAATTTCGGGTACTTTAGTATCTGGATAAACTATATCTGAACTATTCTTATCGTAAATGGTTAAATTAGAGCCACCTGCGTTAATGGGGCATGTAAGAACTACATCTTCAGCCCATTTCCACACTACTATATCTACTGTATCACTTACTGTATCGGGTCGCATGAGGTTACTAACTGGTCTTATGACTAAACTTCCTATAATACTATCTGCAACCTGTTCAACAGTAGGCATTGCTGCACCACCATTGAGACCTTTTGTGGATAAAAATAATTTCTCTGACACAAAAGGAATTTTTATAGTTATTTCTGTGTCATTAGTTAAATCTAAAATATACTTATAATTATTTGTTGTATCGATATCTTTATACTTATCTTTATCGGGATCAATAAAATCTGACTTATCTACGTTTTCATACATACCTGGATCAAAAAATATTTCTAATCTACCTGTGTGAAACGCTGTCTTAACTATAGAAATCTTAAAACAAATTGTTGCACGCCAATGCTTAAACAATTGGGATACATATTCGCAAGGTGCTGTTGCTAACAGGAATCGGTTTACCTGTCCTCTTGCTCTTAATTCTGATCGGTATACATTCTTTCCGCTGCCGGAAAGGAATGCATTGAATGCCATATATGGAATAAATCCACCATCGGCTTCTGCGCAATTGTCCCCTGGACAGAGATACATTGCACTTGGATCAAGAATCGATGTATCTGTGAAGAATTCTGCAGCCTTAATTGTTTTGGCAGTAAAACTACCAATACCAACGGGTATGACTGCTAAAACTTCATTTGTAAAAGCTTGACCTGCCTTCGCTCGTGAAACCCAAGGAATAATGTGCTTCACTGCGGGATTTGCTGCAACATATGAAAGATTCATTTCATCTGCTGCACTCGGGAAAATATTATCTAACTTATCTAATTCATTCTTAGCTGTTAAACTTAAACTAACACTCTGATCTTCCGAATCAAAATGGGTATAGAATTTTCCTGGGACATTTTGCAAGGGTGTAACTTGGGCATAGGAGTTTGGTTTGCTCCAACCGAATATGTTGGCAATACCACCAACAATATCGGCTACCCAACTTACTCCAGTTGCAATTTCGTTTACTATTGGGATAGGGGCTGTGCCCACAATACCTGCAATATCTTTAACTGTTGAAGCTATAGATCCAATTGGACCTGACTGAGTCAAGTTTTCCTTCTGGATTTGCATGTTACCACGCACATACTGCATTACGGTATTATAGGCTTCTCGGGTTCGTGGATCAACAGAGTGCTTAAGGCGCTCTACTACTCTACCTATCTCTATCTTACGTTTTTCAAAATCATTGAGTGGTCTTTCTATCACTTGTGGTTCTGCTCCTGTTGCTGATTTCAATGTTGGAATATTGAGTTCTATGTTGTCAAACCATGCATACATGGCCATATCAACATAAGCCCCAGCAACACCTCTAACCTCAGTTAGTGGAAACAAATTCACTGTGACAAAATTTTCAATTTCAGTTGTTAAAACATAAGATTCCTTATAACTAGCAAAGGGTATTACTATCTCTACGCTATTATCTAATTGTATATCTACTTCTACTCCTGGATATGCTGTCACTCCTGCTCGAGATGCCCAAATTTGACGACGGGCATCAGAAATTTGACTCTCATATGGGGAATAGGTTAGATAAAATCTACCTGAAATAAAAGGGGATGAATTAACAACTAACTTCATGTGGACATCGGCTCTGAAATATTGATGATTAGTGACTTTCTCAATCTTATGTCCTCCGGCGAGGACTGCATGAGGGAGATCCCATGACATAGTAGCTGATTGAGGGGTGTCTTCAACAAATTCTTGAAGTGGTTGCTTACCTGTAACAGATATCTGATCGCTCCAGAGTTTAATAGGTCTACGTAAAAATTCCTTAATATTGAATGTATTATCAAAATGAGCAATCGATGTTGTATTCTGAGCCATTGGAGTGAGGGCAAGCGCGGGGGCTTCCACATCCTGGAAAGCTGTGATTTCGATTTCTTTAAGGGAGTTTTCTTGTGAAGAGGAAGCAAGGGTTGTGTTGATCTTGACGTCCGTCGTATCAATCGTTGGGCCGTTAGGGCCATTGTTCGTACTGTTGGATTGGGCAGGTCTGGATGTTTCGGAACGCTGCTAGTGTTACCTAACAACTGCTACATCAACCTGAATGTAGCTGCTCCTATCCAATAGAGGATTTGATGGGGCTGCCACCGAGGCTCCTCACCCTAAATAGGGCACCTCGACCTAGAACTAAAGCCTTGACTTTAAAGTTTACTGGAAATTTCCTTTAAGCTGGGTAACCAGAAGTTCTAGCAAAAATACTCCTCTAACCAGGATAAATTATATCCTCTATATGACTTATATTCTAACATATCTCCGGTCTTCTCTAAGAAGGCCTCACTAATTACTTTGGTCCATTTATCATAAACTTCTTCCGGGTGCATTGCCAGTTCCATAATTGCATTCTCGCAATTAACTTTTGTGCCTTCATGGATATCCAAACCTCCTCTACACCAATTTGGCATTTCTAAAATAGTGTCTATATCTAAGGGGGCAAGCCATCGATTAGAAGTTGTCTTATTGAAACCTCGTTTCAAATATGACACTTCTTCCAACGGTTTGTATTTTGGGGGAACCTTAGTCAAATCTTTAGTCTCGTCAGTATAGATCATTCCTAGTTCAGCAAAAGCTTCGGTTATGGTGTGCATATTAAACCATTCACTCACTTCATCTGAAATATTATAAACATTATCATCACCATAACTAACTAAACTAACATGCCTATCGAAATCATACATACTATATGTCTTAAAATTAGGGTCTATACTCTTATGTTTGCGTGCTGCTATCTCAAAACACATTCTACCTCCTACTGAATTAACAAAACAATTTAAAGGGGTTGTGACTGGATTACCTGAGGGTTGACTATGGGTCATATAGTATACTAAATCATCGCAAATATGAACACTATTGACTACTTCCGAAAATAAAACATAGCGAATCAAGGCATTTTCTTCTCCATCATTGTAAAAGCTATTGACTATATCTAAAAATTTGAACATCATTGAAGAATTTAGAGTGCCATCAAATGTGGAAAAATCACCAGCGAAAGTTTTCTTTCCTCTGCTCTGCAACTTCTTCGCTGTCTTGGTCCAGTCGCGCGAATACACATTGGTTCCAAGACTCACTTCGTTAGTGATTCGGTTTTCCATGAGATGAGCTACAAAACCTAAAAAGTATTGCCTAAAAGCTATTGAAAAATCCATTGGGCCATTTGAGAAAACTCTAGTTTTCCCAGCATCTACTTTAGCAATAGGGCGTCGTTCATCCTTAAGGGTATCTACCCACATCGTAGGGGTTCTAATTCCTTTTTTCGCAAGTTCTACTCTATTCTTAACTGCTAACTCCACATCCTCGTTAATAACATACTCATCATCGCCAAACCAACCTGTTTTACCTGGTTTTCCTTTGGTTCTTTGCAAAATCCAAGGGTAACCTGGGGATGATCTTCTATTAATAGGGGAGATGTATTCACTATCGGTATTTCCCTTAATAGCTTCCTCAAATGTTAAAATCCTCCGCAACTCTGGTCGCATATTCTGCAACCACTTTTGTTTTACTAAAAGCGTTGCGTCATTCAGCATTTCAGGATCTAAGAAGGGAGTGTCCATAGCTGCTTTACCTAAATTTTTATGCTTAATATTAATGTAATTACCATTTTCTATATAATTCCTAAGTTTAGCAGGTTTAGTTTTAAGGGGTTGGATCATACCATGAATCAATGATTTCCTGAGTTCTGTTTTACCAGCCTCGAAAATAGGTGTTATTTTCCCAAGTGGTTGAAACTTGGTGCTGGGCACCATCATATACTTCATGGCATCAATCTCCTCATTAAAAGGTACTGCCAAGTCGTGTAACTTAACCGTATTATCTAAATCTAAACTTATCTGCATATTAGCTGGTATACGAACAAAGGCTCGCTCCAAATCCTTCTGAGTGACTGATTCAGAATATGCCATTCCTGTATAATCTCCAGCTACGTGAATTCCTGCTATTTTCCTTAAAACTTGAGTTTCGTTAACTACTAAGGGAGCACCACAATCGCCGTTTGTGGTGTTGCTCTTATAATATAAGCCTTCTCTTATTATGTAATCCTTACCTATATCTGCGTCCATGATAGTGATGGGAACATCACTAGCTATTGCTTCAGTATTACCTAAGATGTTTATTAAAAACTTCTTAACTTTCTGAGAATATCTTAGTAGGGGCAAACAGACTTCTGCTCGTTTATACAAGCCCATAGCATCTGCATCAGAAAAATGCTTCACTATGTCTGAATGTTGTGGGATATAATTAGGAAAAACTAACAGAGTTGCTTCTTTTTCCTCACCAATTGCATTAGTTAACCGTATCTTTTTAATTTCTTTCCAAGGAACTTGGAATGAAGTTTCAAAACAATTAATAATCTCAATTGATTCGGAATCATCAACAAAGTCTGTTAGATGGGAGGGAACTAACATTATATTACCTTTAACAAATAGTCCATGCAATAGAGGCATGGAATCAGTATCATTAATTACTCTACATATTTTATATAAATTACTAAATATCCTATTTGTTATCAGAGTTTGAGCTGCCTGATCTTTCCAAACTTGCATTTCAGCTGGAGTACCCAAATTTCCTTCAAGCACTCTAGATCGTTGCCGCAATGTTGTTGGATCTGCACTACTACTAGCTTCTATTACTGCTTTCTTGCTGCTAATGGTTGTCGGGTCTGCACTACATTTGGCTTCCAATACAACTTTCTTAGAAGAAAGTGTTGTTGGATCTGCACTGCATTTAGCTTCTATCACTACTTTCTTTGGTGCCAAAGTAGTAGGATCAGCACTTGCTCTTGCTTCAACAACCGGTCGCTTAATGACAAGATCTGGTTGGGACAACTCTAACTTTCTACCTCTAATATTTAAAATTTTCTTAACACTGTATATAGTAACATGCAATCCTAGATTTTGCAAAACACTTAAAACTAAGGGGTAGGGTTCTTTCATTATGAAAGCTTTTGTGGCCTGAAATAGGGTATCATTAATTACTTTTGGTATTATACTTAAAATTCCTGCTTGATCATATTGCCTTACATCTATGCCTTCTTGCCCTTCATATAACTTAATAGTAGTGTTCTTAAATGTATATTCTACTAACTTCTTATGCTCGGGAGGATGTGAGAAAAACTTATTCCAAAATTTGCTTATTGTTAAAACGGTAACTAGAGTACCTAACAAGCCACAAGCAATAGTATATGGGTGGGTCTTGACCCAGGCTACGAACTTATCTTTCCATTCTATCAACTTATTCTTAGCATAATTTTTGGCCTTAACTAACAAATCATATACCTTATTAGCTTTCTTAAAACACGTCTCACGCAAATTATACAATAGCCAGGTGTTATAATCTATATTTACATTACTTTCTAAAAATTCTACTGGTTTGTTTTCTTCTATGTCTTGGACTGTGATCTTCTTACCTTCCGCATCAACTAAGAGATTTTGATCCGCATATGCAAGAATTTGCTCAACTGTCTCTTCTTGACACATAGTCCAATCAATAGCTTCAGCAAACTTTTCATCTATATCTATTTGCATTTTTCCCGGTATCTTATTTTCCTTAAATCTACGGGTGGCATAACGCTCCAAAAAGTCATTCATCTTTTGAGAACTCTCAAATGCGTCTCGCGTCTTTTCAGCTGCTAATGTATAAAAGTCCTCATATGTCAAACCTTTCTGAATCGTTGCACCACTTTCTGGATCTACTAAATCTATATCATAAACTGCTGTGGATATAATTTCACCAAATTCTTCTTGAACTTTCTTCTTATCTAAACGCTGAACATTCTGATTTTTCTGTGTCGAGTAACCAGACTTAGTATATTCCTTATAATTTGTGACTCTTGCACATAAATCTATTCTACGTCTAAAGGCATCGGGAAAAGTTAATGATGAAACATTCTGCTCAAATACGTTGCTGGTCATCAAAAGTATCTTAGATGTGAAACGCGTTTTTCTCTTATCTTCTAAGTGGGCCATGTGGAGTGGATAAGGAGCTATATTTGCTGTTCTAATTAGCTCCATAAACTCCTCATTGGGTTTCTGTTGAGAGTCAACTCGCTGACCAAAATCATCATATATCACTACATTCTGACCTTGGTAATTATCCCAAAATTCCTGCTCCACATTTCGCATATATATGTTCTTAGAAAATTCCTTAGCTTCTTCTTCATTATGGACAAATACGTTATTTAAATCTATAGCTAGGGGCCAAGACATTCCAGATTTTCCTACGCCAGATTCTCCAAACAGCCAAATGACTACTGGTTGCGTTCTCGGTTTAGTACCAAAAGCTCCTGACGTGTCAACCTGTTTCATCAATTCCGTAACATATTTCATATGCATATTGAATGGCATGGTCAACTCTCGTTGTAACTTCTTATCTGAAATCTCTCGGGAAAACTCTAATCCTCTACGATATAAATTTTCTAATTCTATAATATATGCTGGGTCTTTCAATATTTGATCTGACTTTTTCCATTCTTCCTCACGCTGTAAAAAGGAACGTACTTCGTCAAACCATCTATCGATGCCACTTATAAATAATTCTACTTCATCTGTGGGTCTTAATCCTAACATTTTCTTAACTTCGTTGAGTACGAACTGCAATCCGCTATGAGTAGCATTATTAAAATCCATGATATTCTTAGTACTACGTGAAATATCTCCTAATCTTTTAATTAAAATCTCAATTGATGTTGCCTTAGGGGCAAAACCTGTAAAAACTAAACTTAATATCGAAAAGAAAAACATGCAAACATGGGTTGGAGTCAAATATTCTAAATGCTCAATTCCATCAATCTGCATGCTTCCATAAACCTTAATTTTCTCGAAAGCGGATTTAGTACAAGTCTTAATACTATCAAGTAAATCTATATTCAATCCATGACTCGTTAAAATTCTAAATATTTCTAATCCTAATGAATACAATCGCTTAGATGGTTGGCTCATTGAGACTTGGAGTAATCCAAATATCAAATCACCAATCAACTTAACCATATTTATTCCTCTATGTAATATAGAATTCTCATCAGTAACCAATCCTCTAAATGTCTTCAAAGTTTCAGTTATCTGCTCTGTAAGAATATCCATATTGGTATTAGCCTTATTCATAAAAGTACGGGTCTTATTACCTAAATATATGCTGGATCCTAATCCAACTAATGGGGTAACTAATCCTAAAATCTGCATACTTCCTGCAACTCTCTTTCCTTCATCAATGACATACTTAAAATCATCATTGATCTCTTTACCTTTTAAATCTAAATTCATACGGCGCATATTCTTATCGGTATAAATCTTCCTATCGTTCTGCTTTTTCTTATAAACTAATCTACAAGTATCTTTATAACTAGGTCCTGGGTTTGATTCTACATCGCCAGACAACATAAGCAATAAATTGCTTAAGTCTGCAGATGTTCCACATTTAAACACACGATTAAAGAAATCCATATTATAAAGTTGCTCATACTGGTGAATTGTCATTGGTATAGTGATAGCTAAAATTCCTTGATCTACATATTTCTTTAAGAAATAAAACCATATCTTTTCTTGTTCACTATCCAAAAACGCATCCCAAGTATTAGCTCCTTCACATACTGATTCCTTATTTAGCATGTCATAATGTTTATACACCTGTAGGTCATCTACGACTTCAAAATCAAACCATTCAGTAAACTGTCCGTTCATTAAATCTTGTATCATATTCCATTGACAAAGCCGGTATGGTTGTGGTAAATACTCACAAGTATTCCACCACATGTTATTACGAACTACCTTGAAAAGGGTTTGGGTATGTAATTTAGCGGGTACGCGCTGCATTGTTGTTGGGCGATAAACGTTATTTCCTGGAGTATTAGCTAAAATGGTTTCTTCGATAATACTCGTATTAATAACTTTCTTTCGCTCAAAAATGCTTCGGGGTTGCTTATTAATAACAAAAATTTTGCTTGTTTTTCGCTTTATTTAATCACCATGAAACACAAGCTGAAACTTAGGTGAGATCGAATGCTAATATTCAGAATTGCCGTTCTCTGGGTTCACTGCCGCAATTTGATTATTCGCACAACGTAGTGGTTTCGCTTTATTTAGAGACCATGAATACCACCAACTTAGGTCTGTATATTGTATATAGAGTATTCGCTCTATA